GATCCCATGCCCTCGGAGCCGATGCGGTTGTACCGGTTGACGCAGATCTCCTCGACGATGCCGGTGAGCTCTTCCGGCACCTCTTTGATCTCATCGCCGAGCCTGAGGGAGAGCTTGCCTTCAAGGCGGCCCGACACGATGGATATGATCGTTAAGATCTGTGTGCTCACGGTCTCCGGTATCGTGTCCTTGTCAAGCCCGAGGAGCGTCAGGATATCGTCATACATGGCCGTCAGCCTCCTTTTTGGCAGCCTCGAGAGCCTGTGTTGCCTCCGCTACCGCGTCCGACATAATCAGCGGCGTGCCCTGCGCATTGTCCGGCCCGGCAAGCTCCGCAATCCGGTCTGCATCCGGCTCAAGTCCGTCACGCGGATATGCGTCCCCGATCTCGTAGTGATGGTAAAAGCTGCCGCCGCTGACGGGGATCGCGTCCTGTAGATCGTCAAACGCCTTGATTACCGTATACGTGCTCATTCTGCCGCCTTCCTCGCCCGCTTGCGCGTCGGTGCGTGTTTCGGGGATGCCGCTGTGGCGCTCTGTGTGGCCTCAGGAGCCGATTTTGCCTTGCCGTCTGGTATCTCCTCAATATACCCATGGTAGAGGAGCCCTGTGATCCGTTCCGCGTCTGCCGTCATGCCTGCCCGTGGGAAGACATCGCCCGGATTGTAGACGTGATACTGGATCGCGTAGCAATCGTCTTTTGGCTCCTCGTCACTGTGATCCGCAAACCTCTCCGCTGCTCTGTACATGGTCATCCTCCTTTTCTGCGTTCGGGGCGGAACGATACCGCCCCCGGTTACGTGTCAGGCGCCCTTGGTCAGCGTGACCTTGGCGACTGCCTTGAGATTGTCCTTTGTGATGTACTCGCCTGCCTTGCCAGCGCCCTGGAGGGCTGTGCCGTCGAAGTCCTCGGACTCGATCGCACGCGCTGTCACGATGCCTGTGTACGCGACTCCGACGCCCGCAACAGAGGCGTAGATGTACTCGCCAGTCTGAAAAGCATCCTCCGGGAGCTCCTGGATCTCGAAGCCCTTGAAGCGGAGGATGGAGTTTGCATCGATGTTTACCGCAGAGCCCTTGCTTGTAGTGGCAAGGCCGGAGTTGATGATCGCGTTGAAGATCACCGGATGCACCTTTGCGATCTTACGCAGATTCTTCTTGACTTTGATATTGGTGAAGTACGTGGAGAGCTGGTCGAAGATCGCGATAAGCTCCTTATCTGTCAGGGAGTCGAGCGATGCCGCTGTGGCCGCGATCGTCTTGCCTGCGTTTTTGGAGATGTACGCGGACTGCTTGGCGTTAAAAAGCGCGACCTTGGCCTGTGCCTCATCGTCAAGGCGCTCAGCAACGACCTGGTCAAACTCCGCGTTGACCGTGTGGCGGTCGATGCCCTCGTGGTATGCCCACTCCCAGTTATACGGGACGTCGACATCGGTGTACTTGATCTCGACTCTCTGCCCGAAGCGGGATGTGGAGCCTGTGCCCGTGCCAAACGCGACGTTTGCGCCTTTGTCATAAGCGCCCATCGTGACCGCCGTATTGCAGTTTTTGACTGTAAAGGCGATTGCGGAGTTCTTAACGCCATCCAGCGTCTGAAGCGGCAGAAAGTCGTTAAAATAGGACTCGTAGCCGTAGACTGCGGAGAGCAGGCCTGCGAACTGCTGCTGATATGTCCTGACGTTGTTGTTTGAGTTGCCCGTCTCTGTGAAAAGCTGGAAATTAAAGGTCTTTCTCATGGTGTGTGCCTCACTTTTTGTACTTGCGCATGATCGCGGCAAAAGGATCTGACTCGCCCTTGCCCGAGCCAAAGCTCTTCGGGGTTGTGCCTCTTGCCCGGCGCTCGTCCTGCGCCTTGCGGTCATCCTGGATAATGGTGACGAGCTTTGTGATCCGGTCCTTCGTGTCCTCTGCGTCCTCGCCGACCACAAAGTCAAGCATGTCCTGTGTGGCCACGATATCGTGATCATCCTTCATGATGCGTGCGGCCTGCTTGGACAGCTCGGCACGGAGCTGATCGTGCTTCAGGGCCTTGATTTCAGCCTCGTATTCCTTGATCTGCTGGTCCTTCTTCTCAGCCTCGTACTGGCGCTTCTGCTCGCTGTTCATCTTGGCGAGCTTCTCGGCCTCTGCGCGGGCACTCTTTACGGCTTCTTCCTGCTCGGCCTTGGCCTTCGCAAGTTTTTTGCGGACGATGGCGTCTACCTCTGCATCGGAGTATCTCTTCTCCTGCGCCTTCTGAGCGCCGCTGTCCGGCTTGTCACCGTCTGCGTCTGTCTGCTTATCTGTCTCTTCTGCCGGAGCCGTCTCCGTGGCTCCTGCGGCGTCTGCCGTGCCGTCCTCGCCCTCGAAAAGGCGGAGATTAAAAGGTGCGATTCCGAATCTATAAAGCTCTCTGTTTCTCATTGCTAATCCTCCATAAGGTTTAAGGTCTCATGCCTGCCTGTTTCCGTAGCTTTTTACGCCATCCACGCCTGGGCAAAGTCCCGTAGTTTATTATGTCTCCACGGCCTGACACACATAGTCGGGGTAGGCGGCCGCTACCCCGGAAATGCCAATCAAAAAGGCAGTCACCAGAGCCTGTGCGGTCTCTGACAGCTGCCCGTCCCACCGGAAATACGCATATCCCGGCCTCAATGTATAGTCGATCTCGCCGTTCAGTATCTCATCCGATACGGCAGCGAGCGTCTGCGTGAGCGTCGATACGGCGCAGCACGCAAGGTCATGTCCCGGCTCTCCTGATCCGGAGTGGCCAAGGACCATGATCGAGTTTTTTACCACCGTTACCTGCGTCATCTTGATTTATATTTCATTTATTCCACAAACACCCAATCTTCTGCAAGCATATCAGCCTGCGAAGCAAGCCATCCGATTTGAACACCAGACGTTCCAACAAATGCAATCGCTCTATTTCCAATAGCTTCATGCTCTGGATTCACAATATCTCCATCCGGATTCATATATCCGATGTAACTGGTTGCTAATTCAATGTACTGATTCTTGCCATTCCAACCTTTGCGTTTAACTTTGAGTCCGCGCTTTATATACTTGATTGCGTCTCCAAAAGAAAAAGTTGTCTCTCCACCAAGTACTGGGCAATTCTTTTCATCTGCCACAATCCATTCATCCGACAGCAGATTCATCATAGTGTACTCCACTCTCTGTGTCTCACGAATATCAAGTAATTCGCCCTGATCGCCATCCTGTGGTCTGCACCGAATCATAATTGTTTCTTTCTCTACATCCCAGTACCAGTAACCACCCCACGATGGCAGCTTTACTTTTGCTCCTTGTTTCATCAATTTAAATGCTTCCTTAAAATTCATTTGTTCTCCTCATTTATGTATGTATATCAGTTTATATACATCTCTTTTTCAGTCTGGCGCCGGCCCTGTGGAGCAGTGGCAGTACGGATGCATCGGTGGCGCATTGACTCCCGGCTCCATGTCCTCGACCTTAAAGCGCTTGCCGTCGAGTGCCTTGCAGACGTCGCACGGATGCGGGCCGGTGGCAAGATAGACGTAGTATTCGTTGCCATTGCGCTCCATGCTGTCCCTGGCCACATCGGTCTGGACCCGCGCAATCTCGGTGATCATGAGCCGCTCCGCGTTGGCCTGCGAGACTCCGAACGTCTTTTTGAGATCTCTCGCCAGATCGCGTGCGCCTTTGCCCTGGATGATGGCAGCAGAGAGCTTGCGGCTCAGCTCCGCGTGCAGGGCTTCCTGGTGCGCCCAGATACGGTCCGAAAATGTCGCATTCTGGAAGCTCCCATAAGCTACATTCTTAGCGTACTTTGGGAGATTTTTATCCTCTACCGTCATGCCGAGGATGCCGGCCTGCCGGATGTACTCACGCCGGGCCTCATCGGTCAGCGTGTCGCCCAGAAAGCTCTCGATCTCGCTGTAGCTTTTGGTAAGCTCGATGCCAATGTCCGACTTCAGATATTCGAGCCGGTTAATCATCATCGTGAGGTTGTAGAGCCTCATCTCCTCATTGGCTCGCGGGGAGAAGTCCTTATCCTTGACGTACTTTGCGGCCTTGGCGGAGAGTGCCTTAATGTCTGCCTGCGCAACCCGCTTGCGGGCCTCTGCCATGCTGATCCCCTCGTCCCTGGCATATTTGCTGTACCAGTCGGCAATCTGCGCCTGACATCTGTTGTATGTCCTGAGGTAGATATCTGATATCTGAGAGCTATACTTGCTCTCCCGCTTTTTTACGGCCTCCGCATGGGTTTTCTCGCGCTTTGCCCAGTAATCACTGCTCCTGCTTCTCATCCGTCACGTCCTGCTGATCGTCTTTGCCCTGATCGTCCTGCTCTCCGTTTCCGGCAAGTCCGGCAGCGGCCTTGAGGTCGCCGTAAATGTCAAGATTCTTGGCCTTGTCCTCGTCCTCCTTTTGCATCCGCTCGATCTCCTCATCCGGATCGTCCACGAAGGAGAGGAGAGAGAGCTGCGTGTGCTGAGAGACGACGCCGGAGATGCCCCTGGCATTGGCCACTTCCGCTGATATGTTTTTCGGCGTATTGCGGTAAAACTTGATGTCGATGTCTTTCCATGCGTCCGGTTTCGGACAATTTTTCGCAAGTGAGCACCAGATTTTGAAGATTTTCTGAATTGTCTTGCGGTTTTTATTGTCGAACGTCGCGCCAAGGTTGGACGTCGCCCAGAGCTTATACCCGAGAGCCACGCCAGACGTCGCATTGCCAAAGCTCTCATCGCTGATGTTGGCCACCATCGAGATCTGGAAGATCATCTTCTCGAGCCGGTCGAGCAGGTTTTCCTGCGTGCTGTCGGCGGTCGGCTTTTGCAAAAATTCGACGACCGAGTTTTTCACCTCGTCTGCATCATCCGTGCCGTAGATGTTGATGATCCGGTCGTCCCTGATCCGGCGCACGCCCTCGTCGTCAACTTCCGTGCCGATGATCGCGAGATACGCTTCGGCAAAAGCGTCCACGTCGTTGCCCTTTTCTGAGAGCGTCCGGTCGTAGAGCTCCGTCATGCCGCATATGTCCTCGAAAAGGCTTGTCCGCTCGTCATTCATGCGGCATTCGACCACATTAAGCATCCCGTAGGGATTGATCTGTGGGTCCCCGACAAAGCTGTCGCCCGAAAATCTGCGGATCTCATCCGGAGTCACGACCTCGCCGTATCTCTCGCCGGGATGGCCTGAGTCGGGATCCCTGTATCCGTAGCGTACATAAAAGAGCGCCCGGTTGACGATGCTATCGTCATAGACGCAAAACAGATTGTCCGGCTTGAAAAAGGTGAGCCTCGTCTCTGCGTCCTCGTCCTGGTACAGATAAGCCCATGCGTGGCCCTCAATCGAGCTGTACTTGGTCAGCTCGGAAAACGTGTCCGCAAAAGAGTTGCGGGCTAAAAAGATCTGCAGCTCCTCATTGATCTTGTCGTCGGGATGTGTGATCTTTGGTGGGAGGCCGTAAGCATATCCCCCGAAAGTCGTCACAAGATACTTCGGGAAATTGACTGCGATCCGGTTATCCGGCTTCCACTCCTCTTTTTCGGGTCCGTTGTAGATGTCGTGAAAACCCAGGAACATGTCTGTGAGATAGCGGTACCGTCTGACAAAATGCTCGTGCTTGTCGATGTACTTATCCACAAGGTCCATGGACACGCCGCCCTCGATCTCTGCCGGATCGCAGGTCAGTTTGTGCGGCATCCTGTACGGGTGCTGCGTGTTGCTATTCTGCTGGTGCATCAGATGCCTCCCTTAAACGTCTTGATTTTGGCTTTGCCGTGCGGCTTGCGCCATCCCTCGATGGCATACCGGAGTGCAGCCATCGCGTCGTCAAAAAAAGCGACCGGCTCATCCAGATAGATGTTGCGCTGGTCGTCGTGCTTCCACTTCCACTGCTCGATCTCTTTGACAAAATTTACATTGGACGAGTGGACATAGATTTTGCGATTGACTGGGCGCTCCCCGTCCGGTATGCCCTTGAGCCAATCGATCTGAGCATGTACGCTGCCGGGCTCCTTTTCGACGCCCCGTGCCCTGTATCCGGCTCTCCGCCACATCTTGATGCGGTCAGGCTCGGCCGAGTCGCACCACATCACAAGATGCTTTGGCAGATGCTTTTTGTCGGCCTCGCGGATCCACTCAGCCGTGTCCTTCTCGTAGCCGTAGAGGCCGGGCATGACGTAGAGATTGCCGTCCTTGATGCCGATCGGATAGATGGCATTGGCGTGGTTGTATCCAAAGTCCATCCCGATTGCCACGTCGTCGTACCACTCAAGGTCGAGCGGCACGTCCGCGATCTCCCAGTTGTGGAGGATGAGGCCCTGTGTTTCGCCCCAATCTCCCTCTCCATAGACCCTGTACCCTTCGGGGTCTACCTCTTTGCGTCGCTCCATGCGCTTGTAGTAGGCAGCGTCGATAAATCGGTTGTCTTTGTATGTGCTTTTATGCGTGAGCACATCGGGGTCTGAGCGGTCAAAAAACACTTTTTTGATCCAGTGCTGCGCAGATACGGGGTTAAACGTCATGCGGATCTGGTAAAACTGCCCCGCGGGGAGCTGGCCACGCAGACGGTCGTCAATGATCTCAAAGTCTGCCTGCGTAAGCTCCGTGGCCTCCTCGATCCACACGTCCGTGAGCTTGCCACGCTTAAAGGTGATCGACTTGAGCTTTTCGCGCTGTTTATCGTCTTTACACCCCCGAAAGATGATCTGATTGCCGTTGTGGCAAGTCATGACCATCTGTGCTGAGTTAATGTGCCAGTATCTGCCGTACTGGTCGCCAAAAAGTCGGAAAATAGCGCCCTGAAGCTCCGCGAAGGTGCTGTCGCGATTGGATACGTCGACTTTGCGCACGCATAAGAGATTGCGTCCCTTATCCTGCATGAGCCGCAGGATATAATGCTGCGCCGTGTCTACGCTCTTGCCTGATCCGGCTGACCCGCGCATCACGATGTAGCGCTTATGTGAGCGGTCCGGCTCCCGAAAGATGGGATTTGCCTTCAGCGTGATCGTCACCCGGCACCGCCTCCGTCTCCGTAGTCCACATGGACCGTGAGCTGCGTGTCGGCATCGACATCGACCTTATCTGTCCATGTACCGTACCGCTTGCCGATCAGCTCTGCCGCCCGGATCCGGTCGCTCGTGTCGGATGGGATCTCGATCGGCTCGCCCTTATTGGTGAGCATCGTCTCGTCGACCTTGCCCCGCATCACGGCGGTGAGGAACTTCAGCACCTCGTCCTGTGTGGCGATCAGTTCGCTCTCTTTTTGCGCCATGCGCTCCCTGAGGTACTCCTGTACATGGGGCCTTGCGAGATTTTCCGCGCCGATCTTGCCGGCGCTCCGCTTGGAATACCCTGCCCGGATGGCTGCCTGTGTGGCGTTGAGATCGATCAGATACTCATCGCAAAAGGCTCTCTGCCTCGGGGATAGTAGCTTTTTCACACGCCTCAAGCCTCCTTTCCGCGCGTAAAAAATCAGCAGGCAGGAGTCCTGTCTGCTGACGCTGCTTATATATATCATGGCGATCCCGCCGGAGCCTTGCCCGATACCCGATTGGCACCGGGGCGAAAGGAGGAAACCAAGAGGTTTGCGTTTGTTAACGCCGCCGCTCACTATGCCCAAAAAGCAGCGGCGCAGGCTCCGTGCGCGTCGTCCGAAAGCTGTCAAATTTAAGGCGGATGTTTCCATCCGCCGCTGTATTTGTACCCCGCCAGCCATGGCGGTACCATCAGAAGACGGACGGGGTAAGCCATCTCCGGACGGTCTATCATATATCAGTCTATATATTAGCATATACTGACAGGGAATTAAAATGAACTCTTTTCGGGAATGCTGATTTTTTTCAGCGCCCGGCCATTGCAAACCTTGGCCCACCGGTCCGTGATATGCATTGCCTCTCCAACCTGCTCCCATGTCTTGCCGTCTACATAGCGGAGCATCAGGATTCGCCGGTCGTCGGGGTCGGGGAGCTCATTGATCCGGTCGATGATGTCACTCATCACGCAGAGGCTTTTTTGCTCGGCACCGATCAGCTTTTCGCGGATCTCCTCGATCTTGACCGCCATCTCGGAGAGATCGTGCGCCGCTCCGTGGGCATGTGGCATCCCGTCCTGAGGCTTGGCCCCCGGTGACATGTAAGATGTCACCAGGGCCTCGAGTCTGTCTTCCAGCTCCTTGACCTCGTTCTTACAGTCGCAGTACTGGAGCAGGTATTTATTCTTTCGTGCGTTCTCTTCCGTCATTTCGTCTCCCCCTTTTTTACAGCACAGCAAGCGGGCATTTCGCACAGACCGAGTCAAGCATGCTGTCGTACTCTTCATCCGTTGTCATGGCGCACACTTCAGATCCGTAGCGGCAGAAATGGTCGCACATGTCGCTTTTCGCCTGCTCCCGCAAGGCGTCCATGTCGTCGTACTTCTGTCCGTTTTGACATACCCACGGGCAAGCCCGTGGGATTCCAGAGAAGTCTGATGTCTTACGACACCCTTATTCTCTGTGGACTAGCCAAAAGCCCACTACGCAGTCCTTCCATACGGAAGTTCTGGCTACTTTTACGGATGATATTTGCTGCACCGTTGATGTCTGCATTGACGCAGGTCCCATCTGCGGAACGGTACAGACCACGGCGGACCCGCTTTCCACTGAACTTTTCAATGTACGGATGTTCTACATCAAACTTCGGAATCGGATCATTGTCCAGAAAACTGGATTTTGACGTATAGGATTCTTCCTGCTCCACGTAGAGGATGCCCTCCTGTTCGCAGAGTGATGCCAGTATCTGGCGAAAATCGCCAAAACTGATCTGCACAAAGTTCTGATTGTTACGCCTGCCAAGGTCTGAACCACGCTTGAAGTCCGGACTATAGCCGACGACGATCGTACCAATGCCGTTATCGATGCAGTGATTAACAATATACCTGGCGGACTTACGCATAATGTCCTTTGTACGGTTATTCCGCTTTCTGGTAAGTGCATCCAAACGATGCGTCCACTTCTGGTTCTGATGGTCGGAAATCGACTGATAGTAAGCTTTCTGCTTGTTCCAGTAGCGGTTGATTGATTTGAGTTTACGCCCGTCCATAAGGAACGAGGTCCCGTTATCGGTTATACAGGAAGCCAAATTGTCTACGCCGATGTCGATTCCCATGATGCCATTGTTGGATACCGGCTCTTTGGTGGCTGCTTCATAGCAATACTGGATCTTGAAATAAGTGCCATCGTAATTCGGAAGGACGCGGACTTCCTTGATTTTCCTGTCAGCCAGACGTTCCGGGAATGGGATCTGGATACTCTTAATATCATGAGTTTTTGCAAACTCGTGGCTCATAGGTATGAAGATCATTCCGTTTTTGACATGGATCGCATTGGTTGACAAAATCAGATTAAAACAACCGCCCTTTTTACGATAGTGGGGAATCTTTACGTCGTGGTAACGGTAGTCTCCGGCTTTGCATTTCTTGATGAGGTTAAAGAAAGACTTAAAACTGCGGTCTGCAATCTTTAATGTCTGCTGTGCGATGCCAGCCTGAAGAAGGCCGTAATTCTCATTCATTTTGCAGTAATGATAGTTACTCTCGTAGTTCAGGAACTTCTTCTCATTAAAAAAATACTGGCGGATGTTGTACAGAGCCACGTTGTACAGGTTGTTACTGTATTGGCACATCTCGCGGAGGCAGGCATACTGCTTTTTGCTGAGTCCGCGAATTACGTTTGTCTGTGTCAAAAACATGAATGTCTCCTCCTTTCTGATATTGCTATATTGATATTATATAGTAATATTATATATTTGTCAAAGAGAAAGCGGCTTTCATCCCACAGGCAAGCCTGTGGGTTTTACGCCGCAAATTATAAAAAAAAATACTATCTCTCTCGTCTCACTGCTCATGTGCAGCCTCCTCTTCGCACCATTTGATTGTGTGGTTTAAGCAGCAGATGCCCAGACGCAGAAGCTGAAAGTCTCTTTTACTGTAGCTTGGTGTATTGAGCTCCTTTACTTCCATTGTCGCTACAGGCCAGCTCAGTGTGTCCCGCACCGGGTCTCTGTACAGGCCTATGCTCCTGTGCATTTTCTTGCTTGTTGCAAATACGGCGCAGATCTGCATAGTCACGACTCCCGTAAGGTATTCCATACGTGCTTCCGGCGGTATCTTGTCCGCCGGGAAAAAGCAGACGCCTTTTGACGTGCTGTTATTTCCTATCGCAAACCAGTCCGTGTTAGACCGGATTGTCTCGCCCCTGTCGTAGCGGATAAACTCTTCTGCACTCATAAACCTGCATACGATCATCAGCTTGCTACCTCCTCGTTATATCTGATGTGGATGTTAATTCCGCACTCATCTCTCAAGATCCCGGTGTAATCCTCCCACTGGAGGTTCCCGGTCGCTAACGCATTGGTTTTGATCTCAAACCGGCCCATAAAGCGCTCAAGCCGCTTGGTGCCGAAGTCAAACTCATCATGCAGAGTGAGCAGGCTCATGACCAGCATTGTGTCGTAGGTCTGCTCGCGGATCGCCTTGCTGGCAGCGGTCAGGTCCGCATTGCTGATCGCTACGGCGATGTGATATGCTCCACGGTTCTGCAGCTCCTTTTTAAAATAATCAAGCCCGTGCTCCTTGATCTGCTTGTAGGCGTACATCATGCCTGCCAGCCTCGCATCATCCTCACGTCTTCCCATTTGTCATGCACCCCCTCCAAAGCTTCAAATTTTCTGGTTTTTATGTGTATTTTCTGAATATTTAGTACTCCCAGATATCCCCCATATTATCCCCATTGTTCCGCCATGGCCTTTGCTATTCCAGGAAAATCCGCATCATATCCGTTTTTATCCTGCCCTGTGTTCTTAACGGTCGAAGGGCTCCAGATCGGCCCAAGCTTCAATGATGCAGTTAACGCAATCGTGTATATCCAGTCCTTTAATAACCCATACCGGTGGTTCGTCCATCCACCCATGAAAGCACTTCGCGACGCCCATCGCGTGGTAGTAGATGTGGTCTTTGGTCTCACCCGAAAAGGTAACATACCGGTACATGCCATCCGGAGGCAGCTTCTCCTCCGGTTTGTACCATGTCACAATCTGTTGTCTCTCAGATGCCGGTCTTCCCGTCTTCGCGTCTCTGTTCATAGTCCTGTCTCCTTTCTTGTTCAGCGCACTGCCCATGATCCGGGCAGGCGCTTTTTCGTCCTCAGTTTCCCTCGATCGCCGCAATCATCCTATGTCCTCCCGATACGGCTCTGGAATCGGCATCCATGCAGTTATCTCCACATCCTTGTCTACAAGGTCAGGTGTCCACACATCATACTCGTTCAAATAGTCTTGTGTTACGCTTGAAAACCAGTACCAACGCCCATTATGATAATGGGCCGTTGCTGTAAATGGTTTGTCCTTGATGTCTGCATAGTAGACTTCGGGATTGTGATTCACCCATGTCACATTCACTGGATCATTGTTTTCAGGCAACCGCTCACTGCACGGAATCCACCGCTGTTCTGGCTGTGCGGGACGCATCTTCTCAAAGTTTTCTCTGCTGACCGCTATATTCGGCAGTTCGTAAAAACGATAAAACTCTGACATCCTGAACGGATCTTCAACGTCTGGATCATTGCCATACCCTTTTATGACTTCAGCCAGTTCAATGATGAATAAATCATGTATCTTTGCCATCTTTCTCACCCTCCTCTTGGTATAGTTCTGGCAGTGGCATCCATGCAAGCACTTCATCCTTCACAGCTTCATTTATCCATGACGGAATGTGTCTCGGCAACTGCCACCCGTTGCTGTTGTACCGCAT